ATGGCAACAGGAAAAAGACAGACAGAATCATCTGGAGTCTCCAAGGGCGGTTTGAGCATGGGCGTATTGTGCTGAACTCTGAAGAAGATTGGGATGACTTCACTGACCAACTCTTGATGTTTCCTGCCAATGGCGTACATGATGACCTTCCTGATGCTTTGAGTTATATTGACCAATTGGCTGTAACATCTTACTTTGAGGCCGAAGAAGATGAAGAGTGGGAGCCTGTAGACATCATATCGGGGGTTTAATGAACGAGGAAATTAACCAAAATGAATCCAGCATAGTCAAAGGACTATTTGGAGATTATTTGGGAATTTCTAGTTATGGCAACCTTGCGCCTTATGGATTTCGCAATTTTGAGTCTGTAAAGGATGAGCCACAGGCAAAAGGAAAAGGGTTTTTTGGCCCAATTCCGACATCACAAGGCGATCCAATGACTGAACTGTCATCTTCCTTTGATGTAAATGGTCGCACCATTCAATATCCTTTGATAGTTCCTACTCTTAGCGCACAAGAAATTGAGATTTTGAGTCGTGGTGATGAGCCAACTCCAGAGATTTACGACAAAGCAGAGCGTTTTGCCTTATTTCGAATTCAACAAGGATTGAGTCCTTTTGCGACACCTCAAGATTTAAGGATGCCAGCACCTCAAACCTCTCCCATGTACAGTGACCCTTTTGGCAATACAATCGGTTCGTCTATAAGGTAACACTATGGCAACAGATAAAGAAATCAAGCTAGAGCAAGGTGAGTTTTATGAGCCTACACAGGCTGATAAAGACCTGACTGATTTTGTTACTGACCATTGCAACCGCTGGCGTGATTGGAGAGATACCAACTACCTGCCCGATTATCTGGAATACGAGCGAATCTTTCGTGGACAGTGGGCATCTGAAGACAAAACCCGTGAGTCTGAGCGTTCACGCATCGTAACCCCTGCCACCCAACAAGCTGTTGAGACTCGCCATGCTGAGATCATGGAAGCTATCTTTGGTCAAGGCGAGTTCTTTGACATTCAAGACGATATTCGGGATGTGAACAACAACCCCATTGATGTTGGAGTCCTAAAAGCCCAGTTGATGGAGGATTTCAAGCGGGACAAGATTCGTAAATCCATTGATGCCATTGAATTGATGGCAGAGATTTACGGCACAGGCATTGGCGAGATTGTCGTTAAGACTGAAAAGCAGTTTGTGCCCTCTACTCAGGCAATTCCTGGGCAAATGGGCCAAGCCGCCATTGGCGTAGTAGAAAAAGAACGTATTTCAGTCAGAATTTCACCTGTAAATCCAAAGAACTTCCTTTTTGACCCCAATGGAACCTCAGTCGATGACTGTATGGGGGTGGCAATAGAGAAATACATAAGTATTCACAAGATTGTTGAAGGCATTGAGCGTGGCATCTACCGCAAAGTAGACATTACGCCCACTTATGAAGACACTGACCTGGAGCCTACCCAAGAGGTGAGCCAGTACCAGGATGAAAAGGTGCTTTTGCTGACCTACTATGGTCTGGTTCCCCGTGAGTACCTTGAGAATCTTGAAGAGAACAAGAATATTGTTGATTTGTTTCCTGAAAGTTCTGCTGCTGAAGAATATTCAGACATGGTTGAGGCCATTGTCGTAATTGCCAACGATGGGCAGTTGCTGAAAGCTGAAGCAAATCCTTACATGATGAAGGATCGCCCTGTTCTAACCTATCAAGATGACACTGTTCCCAATCGTCTGCTTGGGCGTGGCACAGTGGAAAAAGCCTTCAATATGCAAAAGGCTATTGATGCTCAGATTCGTTCCCACTTGGATTCATTGGCGCTGACCACCAGCCCCATGATTGCAATGGATGCAACCCGTCTGCCCCGTGGTGCTAAGTTTGAAGTCAAGCCTGGGAAGGCAATTCTTACCAATGGCGCACCTTCAGAAATTCTGTATCCCTTTAAGTTCGGGCAGACTGATGGCAACAACCTAGCCACTGCCAAGGATTTTGAGCGAATGCTCCTGCAATCCACGGGAACTTTGGATTCTCAAGGTATGGTCAGTGCTGGTGCTAGAGACATGGGCCAAGGCGGTATGTCGATGGCGGTTGCCACCATCATCAAGAAGTACAAGCGTACTCTGGTGAACTTCCAAGAAGACTTCCTGATCCCATTTATCCAAAAAGCTGCTTTCCGCTATATGCAGTTTGACCCAGAGCGTTATCCCTCTGTGGACATGACCTTCATTCCTACTGCAACCTTGGGCATCATTGCCCGTGAGCATGAACAACAGATGTTTATTGGTTTGCTTCAGACTCTTGGCCCTAACACTCCTGTGTTGCCATTGATTCTGAAAGGTGTTCTGGCTAATTCTTCTCTGACTAACCGCTATGAACTGATGGAACAGTTGGACAAGATGAGCCAACCCAACCCGCAAGCAGAGCAAATGCAACAAATGCAACAGCAGTTGGCTATGCAAGCGGCTCAGGCTCAGATTGCTGTTAATACAACTCAAGCTGAACAAAATCGTGCAGAAGCACAGAAGTTGTCTATTGAGGCTCAATTGATGCCCCAAGAAGTGCAAGCCAAGATGAGTGCATCTTTGACCAAGAATCTACCCAATGATGATGATGCCAATCAAAGGGAGTTTGACAAGCGGGTCAAGATTGCTGACTTGATGCTCAAAGAAGCTGACATTAAGAACAAGTCCAAGATTGTCGAATTGCAAATGGCTGATAAGGTTAATGCTCAGTCAAAAGTCAAACAAGATTTTCTTACCAAACTCACAGATGGTCTAAATCAAAATGTCTAGTATCAAGGAACTTATCCAAAGTATTGAGTCAACAGACTCATCTTTTGATGAGAAGCTAGATGCCATCAATAAGATGGAAGAAACCTTGGTGGCTATGCGCCAGCAAGAGGAAACAGCTATTCAAGACAATGTTGATCTGATTGTTGAGGCCATCAAAGTGATGGAGAAGAAGGTTAGCGCACAACTAGAGATTGCCAAATCTATTGTTCCTGAGAAGGGTGACAAGGGAGATAAGGGCGACAAGGGTGCTGATGGTCGCCAAGGTGTAGATGGCAAGAATGGATTAAATGGTGCGCCAGGAAAAGATGGCGTAGATGGTGCAGATGGAATTTCTGTAACAGATGCCAAGATTGACTTTGATGGTTCGTTGGTTATTACCTTGTCAACAGGCAAAGAGTTGAATGTTGGTGAAGTAGTTGCGCCTGAGTTGGCAGAAAAGATCAAAGTCATAAGCACCATGTCTACCAATGGGGCGGTGGCTATCTTAGACGAAGGCACAAGCATCACAAGTGGTGTTAAGAAGATAAATTTTGTTGGTGCGACTGTTACCGCAACAAATTCAGGGGATGATGTAACTGTCAATGTAAGCGCAGGTACTGGCACAGTTACAAGCGTTGCGGCAACTGTTCCAGCATTCTTGTCTGTTACTGGCTCACCAATTACAACAACTGGGACATTGGCAATTACATTGTCAGGTACTGCATTACCAATAGCTAATGGCGGTACTGGTGCAACAACATTGGCTGGTGCATCTATTGCTACTTACTCAGGTACTGAGACACTAACCAACAAGCGTATTGACCCAAGAGTTACTTCAGCCGCATCTGCATCTTCTCTAACACCTGATATATCGGCTAGTGATGTATATGCCTACACAGCATTGGCGGCAGGACTCACTATTAACGCACCAACTGGAACACCTGTTGACGGCGATAAGTTGATATTTAGGCTTTTGGACAACGGCACAAGCAGAGCATTGACTTGGAATGCAACCTACACAGTTATTGGGGTGACTTTGCCAACAGCAACAACCATCAGCAAAACAACGTATGTGGGTTGTATTTACAACGCTAACAATACACGTTGGGATGTGATTGCAGTAACCACACAGGCATGACCATGAAGATTGACTTTTCTTTTTCATCTCAGTACGGCACATTCTCAGATGCCTTGCATTTGCCTGACGATCATGGGCTAACGCAAGAAGAAATCTTAGCCATGCAACAGCAAAGATACGACAACTGGCTTGCTGTAATTACTGCGCCCCCCACTGAAGAAACCCCCACCGAGGAGGTCTAATGGCTGATCGCTATTGGATTCTTGGCACGGGGACATGGGATTCAACAACCACAACCAATTGGTCTGCATCTTCAGGCGGGGCTGGCGGTGCGTCTGTCCCCACTGCATCAGACAATGTATTCTTTGACGCAAACTCTAACGTATTACTTACTGCATTTACTTGCACTATGGCAAACTCGCCAAGGGTCTGTAATAACTTTACAGCGTCAGGGCTTGATGGAGTAATGACACTTGCTGGTACAAGTATTGGATTGACAGTATCAGGCAGTCTTACATTTCAAGCCACAAACTTTACCCGCACGTATACAGGCACAACCACATTTAATGCTACAACAACTGGGAAAACAGTAACAACTAATGGCGTTTCTCTTGCTGGGGTTACGTTTGATGGCGTTGGCGGTGCGTGGACGCTTGGTAGTGCTTTAACTGGCGGAACAATTACAGTTACAAATGGAACATTTGATACTTCATCATCTGGAAATTATGCTGTAACTGCTACTGCTTTATCTTCCAGCAATTCAAACATAAGAACAATAAATTTAAATGCTTCAACTGTTAGTACATCAGGCAGTGGTTTTGTTACGTTTACCACATCAACTAATCTTACATTTAATGCAGGAACATCAACAATAAATGGTTCTAGTGCTTTTGCCACTTTTGCTGGTGGTGGCTTAACTTTTTACAACGTATCTTTCACATCTACTGGAATACTCGGAGCATCAATAACTGGCGCAAACACATTCAATAACTTATCTATAGCTGGTCAGACTTCTCCTGGTCTTGTTCAATATTCCATTAGTGCAAACCAAACAATTAATGGAACATTTACAGTAAGTGCTGGTACTGCTTCTGCATACCGCATATCAGTTTTCTCTAACACCTTTAACACTCCACGCACACTAACCTGTGCGGCAGTATCTTTAACTGATACAGATTTTAGAGATATAACTATTGCAGGTGCGGCCTCCCCTGCTACTGGAACAAGAATCGGAAATGCCAAAGGTAATAGTGGAATAACTTTTACTACGGCTAAGACTGTTTTTTATCGTCAAACAGGTTCTGCTAATTGGGCGGCTACAGGTTCAGGCTCTTGGTCTGCCACATCAGGTGGTGCATTAGATGCAACTATGTTTCCATTACCACAAGATACTGCTGTATTCCCTGCGGCTACATATCCCGCATCAGGTTCAACGACAACAATCAATGGTTCATTGTTCATTTGCACAATAGATATGTCATTGAGAACGTCAAATACCATGACGTTAACAAATGGAAGTAACGCAATATCAGTTTTTGGTAATTGGATTAATGGTAGTGGCATTACATTGGCGGGTACTGGTTTGCTGTTTTTTTATGGACAGACAACACAACAAATCACAAGTTCTGCAAAAACATTTACTCAGCCTATTACAATTAATAGTGTAGGTGGAACTTTTCAATTGCAAGATGCTTTGACAACAGGCACAGGCGTAACAACAACGCTAACCAATGGAACATTAGATTTAAATGGTCAAACATTAACTGTTGGAACGGCATTTACAACCGCCACAGGCACAAAAAACTTGACATTTAATGGTGGAACATTAGTCTGCCCAACAGCCGCCACAACCGCATTTAACAACGCCGCACCCACTAACTTCACCACAACAGCAGGGACAGGAACAGGCACGATCTCCATGACTGCCGCAACCGCCAAGACGTTTGTGGGCGGCGGTTCTACGTTTAATTGCACCCTAAACCAAGGTGGTGCTGGTGCTTTGACCATCACAGGCTCAAACACATTCAGCAACATTACCAATACTTATAAAAGTAGTGGCGCAACGTCTATCCTGTTTACGGCGGCAACAACTAGCACATTTTCCGATTGGAATGCTAGTGGAGAAACTACAAGACTTTTAACCATTGGCTCGGTAACTGCCGCAAGCCACACGTTGTCCAAAGCCAGCGGTACTGTGAGCGCAGACTTTTTGTCTATCAGCAGGTCTACAGCCACAGGCGGGGCAAGTTGGTATGCAGGGGCAAACTCCACAAACGGCGGCAATAACTCTGGGTGGGTGTTTACTGCACCTCCTGCGCCAAGTGCTGGGAACGGCAACTTCTTGATGTTTTTCTAAAAGCACTTACAATTTGATGTATAAAGGAATCAATCATGGCAACCACAGTATCTCTAAAACCTAATGCTGTAGAAATCTCTGGTTCTACATCAGGGACAACCACATTGCAAGCAACTGCGGTGGCAGGTACTACCACTTTGACGCTTCCTGCGGCTACTGACACTTTGGTTGGTAAGGCAACCACTGACACGCTGACCAATAAGACGCTTACTGGTGCGGTAATGAATGGTACTTTGGGGGCTACTACTGCAAGTACAGTAGCAGCAACAACTATTTCCGCTACTGGTGCAATCACCCCAAGTCAAACTGCTGGAATTGTTGGGACAACGACAAACAACAATGCTAATGCGGGAAGTGTCGGGGAGGTGGTATCTTCATCTGTTGCGGTAGGTTCTGCGGTTTCACTGACTACGGCAGCGGGCGCATTTACAGGAAAAACAATCACCAGCATTTCTCTTACGGCTGGGGATTGGGATGTCTTTGGTTCAGTAGGCATCAACATGGCGGCAACAACTAATTTCACCGCTAGTGCTGGTGGCATAAATACAGTGGCTGACACTTTAAACTCGTTATATGAAGAGGAAACCCGATTTTCATATGGGGCGGGT